AAATGAACATTGAAATTGATGATGATTACGTAGACAACATCGTTGCTCAGAGCTTACGTGAGTGCTATGAGGACATGGTTTACCGTGAAGGCATTAACCGATACAGTTTTTATAAAGATGAAGAACTTGAACGTATTTATGAGATGCGTAAAGCTCTTCGTTTGGTGATTAACCATTACTCAACATATGAAGATCGTATTGAAGGGCCTGAAGCATGGTAGAAATGTTAATCGTAGGTTCTACAGGGATTGGATATGCCATTGTTGGTACTCTTCAAAGCCTTAAAGGTGAGTACGCTAATGGTATGATCTGGATTGGATATGCTTTTGCACAGGTAGGTTTGTTCCTAAACTTGAAATGATGACACTAGACCAACTTGTAGGAAGGCTCATGGATTTGGAAACCCGCTTCTATGAGCTTCAAGACCGATACCAAACATTAATCAACGACTACGAACAATTGAAAGAGACTCATGAAGCGGATAGCTCTGGATTGCGAGACAAACCTTGCACACGATGTGATTCATGTTTGTGTGACTCAGGACATTGATACAGGAGAGACACGAGTATGGAAAGCTCCAAACGGCCTTTGGGATTATTTAAAGGACGCTACCTTGATCGCAGGGCACAACCTGATCGGATTCGATGGCCCGATCTTGAATCGCTTATGGAAGACGAAGATTGGGTTGAAGCAAGCGTACGACACACTCGTAGTGTCAAGGCTGCTAGAGCCAACGAAGGAGAAGGGGCACAGCCTCGACGCATGGGGAAACGAACTAGGAGTAAAGAAAATTGATTACAAAGCTGTTTGGCAATGGTTGGAAGGAAAGCGTGAGGAGTACTCTGGTGAATGTTTTGATAAGCCTCATCCTGATCTTCTTGAGCATTACTGTGTACGTGACGTTGATGTTCTTGTACGTCTTTACAACCGCCTTCGAGATGATGTTGAAGCTAAGGGATTCTCTGAAGAATCTGTGCTCTTGGAACACCAAGTGGCTTCCATAATTGCAGTACAGGAACGTAACGGTTTTAAACTGGATGTCCCTTATGCAACTAGCTTACTTGCTTCGCTCAAAACAAGAATGTCACTCATCTACGACAAGATGCAAGAACAGTGGCCTCCTTACGAGCGAGAAAGATTCTCAGAAAAGACAGGCAAGCAACTCAAATCAGAGACAGTTACCTTCAATCCTGCTTCAAGGAAACAAATTGGAGAAAAGCTAATCTCTTTAGGTTGGAAACCTAAGAAGTTCACAGAGCAAGGACAACCCATTGTGGATGAATCTACTCTGATGGAACTGAAGATCAAGGAAGCTCAGCCCATTGCTGAATATCTGATGTTACAAAAACGTATCGCTCAGATTGAATCTTGGATTGATGCTCTAGGTAGTGATGGTAGAGTTCATGGTAAGGTAATTACCAATGGAGCTGTTACAGGGCGTATGACCCATAGCAGCCCTAACATGGCTCAGATTCCAGCAGTTCGTAAGGACGATAAAGGTAACATCTTAGTTGGCCCAGCCGGAGGATACGGCGTAGAGTGTCGTCAGTGTTGGACTGTTGAAGAAGGTAATGTGTTAGTTGGATGTGATGCAAGTGGTTTAGAGCTACGGATGTTGGCTCATTACATGAAGGATGAAAACTATGTTAAGACTGTCACCGAAGGAAGCTCTAAAGAAGGCACGGATGTCCACACGGTTAACCAAAAAGCAGCCGGCCTACAAACACGTGACCAAGCGAAGACATTTATCTACGCGTTTCTATACGGGGCAGGGCCTGCGAAGATTGGCTCGATTGTCGGTGGTAGTGCTAAGGCTGGACAGAAGCTCATCGATGCCTTTCTTAAAGGGACTCCCGCTTTGCAGCGTCTACGTAATACGGTATCCACATATGCGTCCAAGGGCTATGTACCCGGGCTTGATGGTCGTAAGATTTGGGTTCGTAGTGAACACGCAGCACTCAATAGCTTACTTCAAGGCGCAGGGGCTATTGTCATGAAGAAAGCTCTTGTGTTGTTTAATAATCACAAAGTTAAAAATAAATGGGAAAATGTGAAGTACGTTGCGAATGTTCACGATGAGCTTCAGATAGAATGTCCTGAAGGGATTGCTGAAGATGTTGGTAAAGCTGCGAGGCAAGCTATCATCCAAGCTGGTGTAGAATTTAATCTTCGATGTCCTCTTGACGGGGAATACAAGATTGGAAGGAATTGGCGTGAAACTCACTAAAATACGTATGCTGGTTGAACTAGAGTATGATGGTGAAACCATGCACGGTGATGACGAAGATGCTATCTGTTGGTTCTTCTATGATATTTTGAAAAAGGAAGTGTTAACGCTTCATTCAAATGAAATAGGAGATGAAATAGGTACTGTGAAAGTTTTAGAATTCCGCCCTACGGTGGACGACAGCTGGAAAGACAGCATTAAATCAACTTTAAAGGAAATGAAATGAGTGATCTTAAAACTGTGAAAATCTCTGGTAAATTGTTCTGGTCTCGTTGGATGGCAGACATCAACAAGCAATTCAATGAGGATAACGATCGTTACGAATGTACAATCGGAGAAATCTCAGAAGCTGATTGTGAGAAGCTCAAAGGCTTGGGTATCAAGATCAAACAAAAGAGCTTTGCCAATAACGTGATCGTTGGTAAGTCTAAGTATGTCTTCACACCTAAGACTAAAGACGGTAAGCCTGTACCTATCGAAGCCATTGGTAACGGTACTGAAGTGACAGTCATCGTAGGCTCCTACGCTCACAAGATGAGCAAGATGCACGGTAACGCTCCAGCCATTGACGGTAAGAATATGATTATCACTAATCTGATTACCTACGTGCCTGAAGAAGCTACAGCATTGGATGACGTCCTCTAAGGATAAACCAAAGGTAGCCCTCTGGGACATTGATTTTCTTTGTTACAGAGTTGGCTTTGCAGCCGAGGATGATCCTGAACAGATCGCCTTGGCTCGTGTGACAGAGTTCTTGAACGAAGTTACTTACATGGACTTAGATTGCGATGAATATAAAGCGTATCTGACAGGTAAGAATAACTTTCGTAACGAGATCGCTGTTACACAACCTTACAAAGGGAACAGGAAAGACTTCGTTAAGCCTAAGCATTATGAAGCTATCAGAAACCATCTCATACGTCTCGGAGCAGTCGTTACAGAGGGTCAAGAGGCTGATGATGCAGTGGCTATAGAGATGACTGAACACCCTGATAAGTACATCCTAGTTGGACAAGACAAAGATTTACTTCAGATAGCTGGAGAGCACTACAACCCTGTTAAGAAAGAATTTACAACGATCACTCCTGAGATTGGTCTACGTAACTTCTACACTCAGATCTTAACTGGGGATCGTACAGATAACATCAAAGGTGTTGACAAGATTGGCCCTGTAAAGGCTGCTAAGCTTCTCAAAGATTGTAAGACAGAGCTAGAGATGTGGAATGTATGTGTAGAGGCTCATGGGAGTGTTGAACGAGCAACAGAGGATGCAAGACTATTATGGCTAAGACGCACGAAAGATCAACTATGGCAGCCCCCACTGGGAACCTAAGTAACGTTGTTACGTCCTTCAGCCTAGCAGGGTTTGATTGGACAGTCCAGTTAGTGAAAGACCTGAGTGAGTTTGGAAAGTGTGATGTCAATAATCAGACTATCTCAATTCGTGACGGTATGAACGAGCAGACTACAAAGCAAACCTTCTACCATGAGTTAGTTCACGCTATCATGTTCTCAATGGGGCATACACAGCACGATGAGATCTTCACAGATGCCTTCGGTGGTATGCTCCTTCAATTTGAAAAGACTGCAAGGTTGTAATGGCAACACGTAAGACAATGAGCAAAAGAGCAGTAGCTCTTAAACATGGCTTTAGGAGTGGTTTAGAGGAAGATGTGTCTAAGGCTCTGAAAGAGGCAGGCATCAAGTTTACATATGAAGAGATGAAAATCAAGTATGTGCAGCCTGCTACAGAGCGTCAATACACACCAGACTTTGAACTTGAGAATGGGATCATCGTTGAGACAAAAGGGAGGTTCTTAGTTGCTGATCGTAAGAAGCACTTACTGATTAAACGACAACATCCTCACTTGGATATTCGCTTTGTTTTCAGCAACAGTAAGCAGAAGATCACAAAAGGTAGTCGTACAAGTTACGCCGATTGGTGCAACAAGAATGGTTTCCTTTACGCAGATAAAGAAATTCCAGAGCATTGGTTGAAAGAGAAACGAAGGAGCGTTAAAGATGGACGTAAACTTAGTTAAAGAAAATGAAGACGGTAGTGCAGACTACCAAGTGCGTATGAGCCATGAAGAACAAGCACAGTTGTTTAGATTTGCTTTTATTGAGATGTTAAAACGTGGGATTGAAGAGGGAAAGAAACATGAGCCACTGGATAACGCATAAAGAGTTGTTGGAACGGCTGAGTTACGACCCAGACACAGGTATTTTTACATGGCTAAAGAGTAATAGCAATGTAGCGCCTTCAGGTTCGATAGCTGGATGCCTAAACAAAGTTACAGGTTATTGGCAGATTCGTCTTAATCGAGAAACCATTCGAGCACATCGTCTTGCTTGGTTTTATGTTTATGGTATGTGGCCTGAAAAGCAACTAGACCATATCAATCGAGTTAAAACAGATAACCGTATCAAGAATCTTCGTATTGTTACACAAAGTGAGAATAACCAAAACAAGAAAGTTAAAGGTTATACTTATTCGAAAGCTGACAAAAAATGGAAAGCTTATATCGGAGTTGAAGGTGTAAGAACACATTTAGGATATTTTGATAGTCCCGAAGAAGCTCAACAAGCTTATTTAGAAGCTAAGAAAACAATACACATTGGAGGTATTTATAATGTCGTCAGTTAAGATGGTTTGGGTTACACCTGAGGCTGAGAAGCTTATTGCTTACATGGCTCGTGTGTCAAACCCCTCTAATCAACATAATGAAGAAACTGCCCCAAAATTGTTAAAGTACTTGTTGAAAAACAAACACTTTAGCCCTTTCGAAATGGTAAATCTTTGTGTTGAAATAGAGACAACACGGGACATTGCTCGACAAATTCTCCGTCATCGTAGTTTTACATTTCAGGAACTAAGTCAGCGTTATGCAGTCTCTGAGGGGTTCATCCAGAACTCACAAGCTCGACTTCAAGACGAGAAGAATCGACAGAACAGCCTGTACACTGATGACATCAGCTTGCAGAACTGGTTTGAAGGTGCTCAACGTCGATTGGTCGATGAGGCTAAGTTCCTGTACACATCAGCCTTGGACAAAGGTATCGCTAAAGAGTGTGCACGTGTGCTTCTGCCTGAAGGTCTAACGATGTCTCGCATGTACATGAATGGCACTCTTCGTAGCTGGTTACATTACATTGATATTCGTTGTGATAAAGCAACACAGAAGGAACATCGTGAAGTAGCTGAGCAATGTCGTGGTATCATCTTTGACTTGTTCCCTAGCATCAAGGAGGTACTAAATGGATGAACGTGACATTATTGATGACATCTTAGACAACTTTGACTTTGAGAAAGTTCATGAAACAATGTCCTTATTGGGATGGTGTTGGAATAGAGAAGAGTACGGTGTACCTTCTATCATTGCCCTTCGTAAAGAAGCACGTAAGTTGATGAATT